ACTAAAACTAATACAAACTTACAAATTTTTGAACAAATTGTTGGTGGATTTACACAACAATCAATAGCAGGTGGCGCACAAACTACAGCATTATCTGTATCTGATGGATCAACTGGAGCAGTTTTATCTCACAGAATGATCGAGTTTACTGGTACAATTACAGGAAACCAAATCGTAACTATTCCATTAGACGTACAAACTTTTTATTATTTAAGAAATTCAACATCAGGCGCATACACAGTACAATTTAAATATACATCAGGATCTGGTAACTCGTTTACTTTTGCATCAGATGATAAAGGTGATGCTGTTGTATTTGCAACTGCAAATGATGGAACTAATCCAGACATTCACACTTTACCAGCTGGTACTGTTACTCTTGCTGGAACACAAACTTTAACAAACAAAACGTTAACGTCTCCTAAAATAGGAACTTCTATTTTAGATACTAACGGAAACGAAGTAGCTTTAATTACAGCTACAAGTTCAGCGGTTAATGAAGTTACTTTTGTAAACGCTGCTACAGGAAACAATCCATCACTTACTGCTTCAGGCGGTGATTCAAATGTAGGTATCGCATTAAAAACAAAAGGAACTGGAGTAATTCAAGCAGAAGATTCAGGCGGAAACGTATCTGCAGTTAAGATTGCAGGTAAAGAAACTATTTGGGTTCCTGCGGTAGCTATGTATCCTAACACTACAAATGGTGCAGAAGCTGCACAAGTAGAATTATCAAATGGTCCTGAAATTAAAGTTTTAGATTTTGACAAAGATTCTGATGAGAATGCTCAGTTCGCTGTTGCTTTTCCAAAGTCTTGGAATGCAGGAACAGTAACTTTTCAAGCATTCTTTACAGCCACTTCAACAAATACAGGTACAGCTAAATTTGTATTAGCTGGAGTTGCTCTTGCTGATAATGGAGATTTAAATACAGTTTTTGGAACAGCTGTAGGACCTGCAGCAAAAGCACATAGTGGTACATCAAACGATTTAGACGTTACAGCAGAGAGTGGAGCAGTTACTATTGCGGGCTCCCCTGGTGATGATGAGTACGTTTTCTTTCAAATAACTAGAGATGTATCAGAGGATAATTTAACTGCTGATGCAAGATTACTTGGAGTTAAACTATTCTTCACTACAGATTCTGCTAACGATCTATAAGAAGGAGAATAAATGGCAGGATTTGGTTATACAGTTCTAGGTTTTGGTTCTGGCGGAGAGCCAGCCGTAGAATTTTCTATTGATATTTTATTAGTAGCTGGCGGCGGCGGAGGAGGAAACTCTAGAGGTGCCGGTGGCGGTGGCGGCGGTATGAGAAAAATTACCGGCGAATCTTTCTTTTCAAATGAAACTTTAAGTGTGACTGTAGGAAGTGGCGGAGCTGGAGGTAGAGCATATTTACCTAGCCCAGGACCAAGTGGCACTGGAGGAAACTCTGAAGTTAGTGGAGGATCTTTATCTGGAACTTTAACATCTCATGGCGGAGGAGCAGGAGCAAATAACTCCTCAAGCGGAGGTGACGGAGGAACAGGAGGCGGATCTTCTTTCCCGTCACAAACTGTGGCATCAGGAAACACACCACCATTTACACCCCCACAAGGAGGAAATGGAGCAGCGGCAAACCCACCAGCTGGAGCATCTGGCGGCGGTGGCGGAGGCCCTTCTGCAAATCCTGGAGGACCTACTCAACAGGGAGGAAATGGTTCTCCTGATACAATCACAGGGACAGATACAACTTTTGCTGGCGGTGGATCGGGTTCAATAACTAATACAACTAGCGGAGCACCAAGTGGTGGAACTGGCGGCGGTGGAGCCGGAGGAAATGGTGGAAACGGAACTGATGGCCTTGGCGGCGGCGGTGGAGGAAATGGACCTCACACAGGCAACCCTAATGGAGGCGGAAACGGTGGAAGCGGTATTGTTATTATTAGAGCACCATCTGATTTTGCTGGAACTATTGCACCAGGAGATAACACAATTACAACTTCACCTGCTCCAGATGGAGCAGCTAAAATCTGTACTTTCACAGTAAGTGGAACTTTAACAGGTAGTTAATAATGAAATTATTTGCAGCTATAGACTCTAACAGTATTGTAACAAGAATAGTGGTTGCAGGAGATAGTGATACTGTGCCAGCTATTCCTTTAAAAGAAGGTGAAACAAGTTGGATTCAATTTAGTAATGATGCTCCTTTTTTAGATAAAGCTAACCCTGCGCAAGTAGGATGTGAGTATAAATCAACAGAAGGAGTTTTTTGTGGTTTACAACTTTATCCATCTTGGACTTTAAACACAACTACATGGAGATATGAAGCTCCTGTTAGAGAACCAGGCGCAGATGAAATATTTCTTACTGAAGGTGATGAATCACCTAATAGTAAATTTTCTCCAGTAGAATGGGATGAAGAAAATCAATTATGGTGGGGATACGTATTAAGTGCACAAGAAGGTGCAGGAGAAACAGATAGAGATAAATATATTTGGAATCCTGATGATTCAAGCTGGACATATGATAGTACAGTAAATATAGAAGCACCGTAATACACTTTGCTTTATTAATATATTCTTGATAAGAAAGATTAGAAATGCAGGAAGAAAAATTTGAAATAAATAGTTTTATTGGAGGTTGGTATATCAACCCTAAAATTTGTGACAATATAATAAATTACTTTGAAAAAAGTAAAAGAAAAGCACCGGGTATGGTTAACTCATCAAATCCACAAATAGATAAAAATTATAAAGTTAGTATGGATATTTCTCTTAGAGCGAACGATAGTTTGCTTGAAGACTATAACGATGAATTAAAGTTGTGCGTGGAAAAATACATGAATAGATATATTGAAACAAAAGAATTATATGCTCCTTACTCATCCATAGTTGAAAACTGTAATATACAAAAATACTTAGCTGGAGAGGGTTTTTATAAATGGCACTGCGAAAGATTTAATAATTCAAAAAGATGTTTAGTTTTTATGACTTATTTAAACGATGTTGATAAAGGTGGCACTGAGTTTAAATATCAAAAAATAATTACCAAAGCTAAAAAAGGTTTAACTTTAATCTGGCCTTCTGATTTTACACACACTCACAGGGGTCAAATTGCTAATCAAACTAAATATATATTAACCGGATGGTTTAATTTTATATGATAAAGATTAAAAGATACACTTATCCTAATTTAATATTAAAAATTAAATTTAAAGATCATAAAAAGTATAAAACAGAATTATTAAACTTACTTAAAAAATCAGGTGAAACTAATTTTGTTAGTCAGGATAATTATTATAATGACAAACTATTAAGAACAGATTGGTTAGAAGCATCTAATTGGAGAAGACCTTGGGTTAAATTAATATTTAAATCAATATATGGTCATCTAAAAGAATGCGCAGAAGAAATGGGATATCAATCTATTAAACTTCATAAACTTTGGTATCAACAATATGCATTGGGCGATTTACATAATTGGCATACACATGATGGTAATTACACAGGAACTTATTATTTAGAGTTTGATAAAAAATCTTCTACAACAGAATTTTTGTATCCTAATAATTTAAAAAAAGCTTTTACTATAAAAGTTAAAGAAGGTGATATATTATTTTTTCCTTGTCATTTAATACATAGATCTGCAGCTTCACAAAGCAAAAAAATTAAATCAATTATATCTTGGAATACTGATTTTGATAAAGTACAAAAACAATATTTACACACAAGAAAAAATTGCAAAACACTTAAGGAAAAAAATGTTATTTAAAAATTACTACTGGTATTTTGAAAAAGCTTTATCAAAATTAACATGTGAAAAAATAATTAAACACGGTAAGGCCAAACAATTAAAAATGGGTACCATATCACACATAGGTGCTAATAATAAAATAACAAAAAAAGAAAAAGAATTTGTACAACAACATAGAAAATCTAAAGTGTGTTTTATGAATGACCCATGGCTTTATGATATATTTGCACCCTACATTAACACAGCTAATAAAAACGCAGGATGGAATTATAATTTAAGTTGGTCAGAATCATTTCAATTTACAGTTTATAAAAAAAGTAATTTTTATCATTGGCATCAAGATACTTTTGGAGAACCTAACGTTTCTCAAGATCCTAATTTTAATGGTAAAATTAGAAAAATATCTTTAATTTGTAATTTAACAGACCCTAAAAAATTTACAGGTGGTGAACTAGAGTTTGACATTACTAATCAAAGAGAAAGAAAAACAATTATCTTAAAATGTAAAGAGGCAAGACAACAAGGGACTGTAATTGTATTTCCTAGTTTTGTATGGCATCGTGTAAAACCTGTTACGTCAGGTACAAGAATATCTATAGTCAATTGGAGTATTGGAGAGCCATGGAAATAGAAGCTAAATATCATTTTTGTGGACCATATTTATTTAGTGCAAAACTAACTCCTAAAGATTTAAAAGATATATATAAATTATGTATCAAAGATAAAAAGAAAGACGCCAGTAGATCTTTAGCAGCACATATAAAAGAAGAATATTTTATAGATTTAAGAAAATTTCATGAAATTACAAAAAAATATTATCCTGCTTACATAAAGGGATTTGAAAAATTTTATAACACAAAGGCCATCAACTTTAATCTTGAAGTTGCTTGGGTTAATTTTATGAAAGCAGGTGAAAGTAATCCTCCTCACATTCACACAGGTTGTAATCTTTCAAGTGTGTGGTTTATTAAAGTTCCTGATAAATTAAAAAAAGAAAATGAAAAATATAGAGGCACTATAGCTAAAGGAGGACCAGGATCTTTATCTTTCATATGTGGAAGTTCATCACCTATGTTTTTAGATGAAAGAAGATTCTTTCCAGAAGAAGGAGAATTTTTTATATTTCCGTATAATTTAAAACATTACGTGTCACCTTTTTTATCTAAATGTGAAAGAGTTTCAGTTGCAGCTAATTTCACAATTGACGTGACAGCTGAAGAAAAGTATCAAGGTTATTTTGGAAACTATAAAAAATGAAACAAACAAAATTTAAAAAAGATAAATATAGAGTTTTAAGAGGAGTAATCACTAAAGACGTTGCTAATTTTCTTTTACACTATTTAGTAATGAAAAGAACTGTGGCTAAAACTTTACACAACATGAATGGTGGAGAGCAAGGTATGAGTGGGACAGGAACGTTTTTAGATCAACAAGTCCCTGGAGCATATTCTTTGTACGGAGATCCTGCCTTTGACACTTTACTAAATGCTACATCTGGCGTTATGAAAAAATTATTGGGAGAAAACGTATATCCAACTTATTCTTACGCAAGACTTTACACAATGGGTAATGATTTAAAAAGACACAAAGATAGACCTAGTTGTGAAATATCTACTACAGTTAATTTAGGTGGAGATCCGTGGCCTATATTTATAGAGCCCTCTGGGAAGATAAATAAAAAAGGTAAAAAAGTAATTTTAAAACCAGGAGACATGTTGTTTTATTTTGGATGTAAATTAGAACATTGGAGAGAACCTTTTAAAGGAAAAGTGTGTGGTCAAGCTTTTTTACATTACAGCACAAATGAAAGTTTAAAATTTGACGATAGATTGCATTTAGGTTTACCTAAGTGATAGTTGATCTATTTGTAAAAGAGTGTCTTGAAGAAGCCACAATAACAAATCAAAAATATTACAATGTTACAGGTAGACTAAAAGACAGATCAAACAAGATAGAAAAATTTAGTGTTAAAGACTATAATGAAAAAGACAATACTTTGTTTCAATCACTAAGCTCTCGAAGTAATGCTGATAAAATGGTATTTGCTTTTAATGAATATTGGATTATTTTAGACGTGAGTGAAATAAAAAAATTTTCTAAATTAAATAATAAGAGAAGATTAATGTTTGAAGATTTATATAATAACGCAGATTGGACTATTAAGATAAAACGACATGACACTAAATAATATTTATCATGTGCACAATTTAAGAAAAGAAATAAAAGACATAAAAGAAGAGCTTATCAGCGACTGTTTTAAAAGCACAGAAAATAGAGTTAAGGGATCTCACAATTACAACGTTGTAACTAAATATAAAGATCAACTATACTCTTTGTTTATCGACACCTGTAAAAAGCACTATAAAAATATACAAGTTCTTTACACACCTTTTAAGCTTTGGAGTTATTATACAGACAGTAATTATCATGAGGGAGAGGTTTGGCATAATCATGTAAACACTTGCTCTTTGTGTGGGGTTTTATATCTAAAAACTGTGAGGGGCTGTGGGATAGAATTAAGACACAAAAATAAGACGATTTATGTAGAGCCCAAAACATATGATCTTTTGATATTTCCTGGCTTTTTAGAACACAAGCCACGTATTAGTAAAAATAAAAAACGAGTGAGCTTACAGTTTGAGATATTCACTCAATAACGATTTGATCTCAGGCATATAATGGACTATATTTTTGGCCAAAAACTAGTATAATGATAGACTATGGCATTACAAAAAGTACAATTTTTACCTGGATTTAATAAACAACTAACTGAAACTCAAGCTGAAGGGCAATGGGTTGATGGTGACAATGTAAGATTTAGATACGGTTCACCAGAAAAGATAGGTGGTTGGAATCAATTAGGAACTGATAAACTTACTGGTGCAGCAAGAGCCATGCATCACATCGTAAATAGTAGCGGAGTAAAGTATTCGATTATAGGAACCAATAGAATATTGTATGCATACTCAGGAGGTGTGTTTTATGACATACACCCGATTCGAGAAACAAACACACTTACTAACGCTTTTACTACAACTAACGGATCAGCTGTGGTTACAATAACTTTTTCTACAGGGCATGGCCTAAATCCTGGGGATATCGTTTTATTAGATAATTTTACTACAATCACAAATTCAAACTTTAGCTCTTCTGATTTTGATGATAAAAAATTTATGGTAACCAGCACACCAACCAATGTCACAATTACAATAACAATGCCATCAAATGAGTCTGGATCAGGTGCTACAACATCTGGAGGTATTAGAGTTCAGTCTTATTACTCTGTTGGACCTGCAGAACAATTACCAGGTTTTGGTTGGGGATTAGGTTCTTGGAGTGGTGAAGCAGCAAATCCACAAACATCAACTTTAAATGGAGCTTTATTAAACGATGCTAACGGAACTGGTGGTTCAGGATCTAGCATTACATTAGCGAGCACTACAAACTTTCCAACGACGGGAACAAACTTTATAAAAGTAGGAACAGAAGAAATATCTTACACAGGAGTTTCTGGTAACGACTTAACAGGGATTACAAGAGCAGTTAGAGGAACAACGAGAGCTGCACACTCGGATGGAGCAACTGTAACTAACACATCTGACTTCGTAGCGTGGGGCGAGGCAGCTTCAGGTGACTTAGTTATTGATCCAGGTCTTTGGTCTATCGATAACTTCGGTAATAAAATTATTGCTCTAATACATAACAAACAAGTTTTTGAATGGAATGCAGATTTATCTAATGCAAACGCAACAAGAGCTACAATTATTTCTGGTGCACCAACGGCATCAAGAGATATGATTGTATCTACACCGGATAGACACTTAGTATTTTTTGGAACAGAAACAACAATAGGTGATCAGACTTCACAAGATCAAATGTTTATTAGATTCTCTAATCAAGAGGATATTAATACTTATACACCCACAGCAACCAATACAGCTGGTACACAAAGACTTGCGGATGGTTCTAGAATTATAGGAGCCGTTAGAGGTAGAGATGCTATTTACATTTGGACGGACACGGCCTTGTTTACTATGCGTTTTATTGGTCCGCCTTTTACTTTTGGTTTTGCGCAAGTAGGAACTAACTGCGGATTAATAGGACAGAACGCTGCGGTAGAAGTAGATGGTGCTGCATACTGGATGTCAGAGAATGGTTTCTTTAAATATGCTGGTGCTCTACAATCACTACCATGTTTAGTAGAAGATTTTGTTTATGATGATTTAAATACAACAGCTAACCAACTTATAAATGCAGGATTAAATAATCTATTTGGTGAGATTAATTGGTTCTATTGTTCTTCAGGAGCAACTGTTGTTGATAGAGTTGTAACTTATAATTATTTTGAGTCTTCTCCTCAAAGACCAATATGGACAACAGGCACGTTAGATAGAACAACGTGGCAAGACTCTGCAGTGTTTGGTAAACCTCACGCTACAGACTATGACGCTAGTTCTAATAACTCTTACGATGTTGTTGGTAACACGGATGGTTGCACTATATATTATGAACACGAAACTGGCACAGATCAAGTAACATCAACTGCCACAACAGCCATAACCTCAAACATACAGTCTGGAGATTTTGATATTAGTCAAGGTGGTGATGGAGAGTTCTTTGCAAAAATTAGAAGATTTATACCTGACTTTTTATCTCAAACAGGTAACACACAAATTACTTTAAACTTAAGAAACTTCCCAAATAATACTGAAGCAAGTTCAGCTCTTGGTCCTTTTACAATCTCATCATCAACAGAAAAAGTTGATACAAGAGCAAGGGCTAGAGCAGTATCTTTAAAGGTTGCAAACACTGCTGCAGCACAAAGTTGGAAACTTGGTGGATTTAGATTAGACATACAACCAGACGGTAGAAGATAATGGCAAAGATAGTACAGATATTAACAAGACCTAGTAAAGAGTATAGACAAGATGTTGCTGATGCACAGGTTAGAGATCTTGATGCTATCGTGCAAAAATTAAATACTACGTTTCAAGAAGAATTAAAACAAGAGGTAGAAGCTCAAAACTTCTTTTTAAATTAATGGCTAATAGTTTCGTAAATGCAAAAGTAGATCTAACAACAACAGACAACACAACGTTGTATACGACGCCATCTGCTAACGTTTCTTTAGTAAAATCTTTACTAGTGTCTAATGATGCTGGATCTGCATGCAATATAACGGTTACGTTGACAGATGCTTCAGGCAACGTATTTAGTTTATTTAAAACTAAATCTGTAGACTCTAATACAACAACCGAACTTTTGACTCAACCTCTTGTAGTGGAAGAGAGTGAGATATTAAAAGTACAAGCTAGTGACGCGAATGAGCTGCACGTTATAGCTTCCATATTACAAATACAGCCAAGAGAGGTAACTACATAATGTTAGAGATAAAACCAGAGGAGATAATAGAGACAATATCTAATTTAAAAACTGGGGAAATATATAAAGATGATAAGGAATGGAAGGCAAAAGGAGTGCCAGAAAAGGACATTCGAAGAGATCTTAAACTGATTATGCCAAGTCTTGATTTATTCTCAAAAACCAAGTAGATTGAGGATTACAGGATATCAAAGCCTGCCAATAAGGATTTAATTAAATATGCCAATAACAAGAGGACAGATGAAAAGACAATTATACATGGGCGGTGGCATTATGGATATAGTGCCAAGAGAACAAGCTTTATTAGGCGGTGTTAAAAAAGCCATTAAGAAAGCTGGTAAAACTGTAAAGAAAGTTGCATCATCTGATGTTGGTAAAGCTGCATTATTATATGCTGCAGGTGCAGGGCTTGGATCTATTGGAACTGGTCAAGTAGGTTTAGAAAGATTTGCTCTAAGTAATTTTTTAGGTAACATACAAAATATACCCTCTGTTATTAGCGGAGGACTTGGTTCAATAACTGAAAACGTAAGTCTCCCTACTTTTATATCAGACAGACTTCCTGATTTTAAAACCGTAAAAGATATTGGGATAAAAGGAGCTGTACTAGGAGGACTTACTAAATTTTTAACATCTACTCTTGGTATGTCAGAAGAAGAAGCTCAAGCTATTGGAGATGATCCTGAACAGTTAGGAACTTATTTAAGACTATATTATCAAAATTTAAATCCAAACGCATCAGAGGAAGAAGTAGAAGAGTTTGTAAGATTGAATTCTGCAGAAGGTGGCAGAATAGGTTTTGCTAATGGTCCAGTATTACCACCAGACCCAACACAACCTGTAAATCCTTTTGGACCAAAACCAGGAGACTTTGGAATTGATGAAGACATCCCAATAAAAATGGCATCTAATATAGAGAACGATAAAATATTAGAAGCTCTGTTTGAAAAGTATCTAGACATGGGACTATCTCCTAAAGATGCAGCAGAGGCAGCGCAAAAAGAATTTGAAAGAATGAGTATGATGAAAACAGAAGGAAGAGGTTTAGCAGCTCTAGGTGGTAAGATGGATACGGCTAGCGATAACGCTATGCAAGCGGCGGGCGTCGAGGGACTACCTGTTAGACAAAATCCAAAAGGTGTTAAGGAGCTAGATCTTAGAAAAACTGGTGGATTTATACCACCTGTTGGTATAAAAGAAAAAGCAGATGACATTCCAGCAATGTTATCAAACAACGAATTTGTATTTACAGCAGACGCTGTAAGAGGTGCAGGAGGCGGAGACGTCAATCTAGGTGCACAAAGGATGTATGACACTATGAAAAGATTAGAAGCAGGAGGAAAAGCATAATGGCTGAAGTAGTAAGAACAGCCCCAGCAGAGTTTATTGAAGCGGGTGCAAAAACATTTATAGACGATCTAACAAAAGCAGTTGGTACATTTAAAGAAACAGATCTTTCTAAAATTATGGGTCCACAGTTTGTTGCTGGACCTGGTGCGTTAACAACACAAGCAGAACAATTAGCAACTGGTCTTGGCAGTTTTCAACCCTTCTTAACACAAGCAGAACAATTAAGAGGCCCTACAGCTTTTCAAGCTTACTTATCACCTTTTCAACAAGATGTTATTGATACAACATTACAAGAGTTTGACGTTCAAGCTGCAAAAGGCATACCACAGATAGCTGCACAAGCTATTGGCGCTGGGGCTTTTGGTGGTGGACGAGAAGGTGTGCAAAGAGCAGAGTTTCAAGCAGCATCAGATAGAAACAGAGCAGCATTACAAGCACAATTATTACAAACAGGTTTTGCTCAAGCACAAAATTTAGCTCAGGCAGACTTTGCAAGAAATCTACAATTAGCACAACAATCACCTGCATTACTGGGTCAACAAATAGGAGCTCTAACAGGTTTAGGCGCAGCGCAAGCAGACAGAGCACAAAGACAATTAACTGCTCAACAACAACTTGCATCAAGACAAGCTTTACAACCATTAGAAGCAGCGCAAGCATTTGGTTCTGGTATTACACAATTAATTGCAGGATACCCAGGTAGAGTTCAAGTAGCTCCACCAGCTCCTGTAGCATCACCATTAGCTACGGGACTAGGAACTGCATCTACACTAGCCGGCATCTATAGATTAATTCAAGGAAGTAAATAATGAGTACAACATTAAAAAGACCTATGTTTAGAAAAGGTGGAGAAGTTATGGAAGGTGTCATGACTGGTATTAAACCTAGAGAAATGTTTCAAGATAAAGGTATGACTGATCAAATGTTTAAAAATGTTCAACAAAGAATTAATTTAATTGATGCTGTTGCAGGTCAAGGAGCTAGTCCATTAGGAAGTCCATTAACACAATTTTTATTAACTACAGGTCAAAATTTAATAGCTGGAGAAGCAGCAGGTGGTTCAAAATTACAAGAGATCGTGGGTGCAACTAAAAAACCTTTAGCAACTGCTATTAAACAACAACAGCTAAGAGATATAAATAGAAGAAAAATTGCAGCATCAGTAATAAGTAAAATGGGAACTGGTGGTTTACAAAAGTATGTTCAACAAGCAAGAGATGCTTTTAAATTTAACCCTAAATTAAGTGAACAGTATGGTGGTAATGTAGAAAAGTATGCTCTAGAATTATTTAATCAAGATAGATTCAGACAAGGTAAATCTGCCGAGACGATTCAAAGAGAAAGTTTAGAATCTGAAGCTAGAAGTATTATGAAAAGAGAAATAGACAGATCTAAAAGCGCGTCTTACTTTATAGAATCAGCAGCTAAAGATATAGCTCAGGCAAAAAGAGATTTAGAAAAATCACCAGCATTTAAAGAAGGTAAGTTTAACATAGACAACAATTTATATTACGTACCACCAGAAATAGAATTAACACCAGGAGAGAAAAAAGGGACGTTTACTGTAGATGATGCTAGTAGATTAGAAATAGGTAACTTATATTACAGAAAAGGTATTTGGTATTTATATGATGGTGTAACATTGTCACCTAAATTTAGGGGGTAACATTACATGGCTGAAGAAAGAGTATTTAGTATCATCGAGGACGATGAAATATTAGAAGAAGATAAAGTAGAAGACATTTCCAAAGACGCTGAGTTTAATTTACAAACAATAGAAGACGAAAGAGAAGAGCCTGTTGGTCTTGATGTATTAAAAGAAAAAGGCATCATATCAGAAGACAGTGTTACTGGAACTTTACTCGAGGAACAAGTTAGAGGTATTAGTAAGATCATAGATAAAGTACAGGGTAAAGAAGTAGAGGAGGATGTATCTCTTGTAGAATCTTTAACTGGCGCAGGTATTAGTGCTGGCATAAAAATACCAAAAGGACTTATAACGTTTGGAACTTTGCTTTATGATATTTTTCAAGAGGAGGGTATACCCGTAGATGAAACACTAACAGCTAAATTTAACGAAGCTTTTGATCAAACAACGTTAGGTAAAATAGAACAAGCATCATCAGAAGTTGCAAGAGAAACAGCAGCTGGTAAAATTACAGAAGCTGTGGGTCAATTATATGGTGCCGGTAAAATCGCACAAAAAACAGCTATACCCGTAATAGAAAAAGGATCTCAAAAAGTTAGACAATTAGTGAACGCTATTAAAGGTGGTAGATATGTTAAAACTACAAATAATGTAAATGCAGCAAGAGCTGTAAAAAAAGCAAATGATTTAAATAGAATAACGGGCAAAGATAAATTTATAGCTATAGCTGTTGGTGGAGGAGTTGGTGGTGGTTTTATTGTATCAGATGTAGAGGATATAGGTACGTTTGGTGATTGGGATTTTTTAGATTTTTTACCTACAGGATTAGATAGAGAACAAAAAGATTTAGGTGCAGAGGATGCACAAAGACAATTATTAAATAGATTAAAGTTTGGAACAGAATTAGGTTTTCCTATCATACCGGCCGTAGTAGGCACGGGTAAAATTGGTAAACTTCTTGTGCAAAAAGGTAAGGATCTTGCGTACAGCGATAGCATGTTAGAAAGATGGATAGATAGATTTGTTGGTAAACCATTTAGATCTAGAAGTAATAAGACACAAGAATTATTTGATGGTATACAAAAATTAGAGGGTAAGAAATCTTCTATAAAAGTATTAGCAAAAGATGCCTCTAGAAATTTTGACGATAGATTGAGAGAGATATCAAAAGAAACGAGTGGCGCGGCTCTAGCAGTTAAAGATCCGGAAGCTTTTTCTAAAGTAATATCTGAATTTATGTTTAAAAGCACAGATGATGTTCTTACAAAAAACAATATAATTTTTCCTGGTTTTGCAAAAAAAGGTATAAAAACATTTACAGAGTCTTTAGACAAATTAGGAGTGCCTAAAAAATCTATAAACAAGGTAATATCAGATGCAACAGCTTTTAGAGAGACAACGGCTAAATTAAAAAATTTAATTGCAGCTAGTAAAAATGTAACAGTAGGAAAAGAAAAATTAAATAAAATATTAAATGAAAGAGTCAAGAATATTTTATCCGTAGATTATAAAATTATTGACGATAACAGAGGTTTGTTTAATGGTTTTAGACCTGCAGCTGAGGACATTACAAGAGTCGCTAATATTTTAAAAAGATATGCAAGAGATAATGGAAAAACATTAGATGATGCTACAGCTAATAAATTAGTTAATGATATAACTAAAAATGCATATAAAGATAGAACAACAAAAGAATTATTGTTTGATATTGGAGAGCAAAGCGCGTTAGCCGACTCTGCTGTGCAGAGAGTTAACATGGGTAGATATATAACCACAGGTAAATTTAAACCTGATGGAAAAGGTGGACTAATACAAACAGAGTCTGATCTTAATGCATTTAAAAAACTATTTGGTGAGTATAGAGATGCACAAAAAGGTATTTACAATGTAGCGTCCGAACTTGCAGAAACAGTTGCAAGAGATAACTTTTATAACCAACTTTTAGCAGACAGTAAAAGAATAGCTGCAGCTTTAAAACAAGGTAATCCTGATATTCTTAGAGGTCAAATAGGAAGACCTATATTTTTTAGAAATTATAATGATGCTGTAGTAAATTTACCAAATCAAGAAATATCTAAAGTACCTTTAAGTTTAAAATCAGGTTTACCAGAAACAATATATAAAAGTCCGTTAGATGGATACTTTACAACAGTGCCATATGCTGAAGCTATTAGAGTGGGAGACGCTGTAATAGGTACTGGAATTACAAGAAGTTTAGCTTATAGGATGATAAACTTAATACCAAAAGGTTTTTCACAAGCAGCTAAAACCATTTTAGGTCCTTTTACACACGCTAGAAACTTTTTCTCTTCTATGTTTACAACAATACATCGAGGAAACATTTTCATACCACCATCAAAGATTGCAGAGTTTTTAAACAGATCTAGAAAAACTGTGCAACCACAAATGTTATATAGAGCTAGTGCCTCTTTAGAGGAAATGGGTGTTCCTATTAACGCTGCAAAATTTAGAAATAAACCTGAAGATCAAGCTTTGTATAGATTTTTATTAGAAGAAGGTGTTACTAACCAAAACATTGTGGCGAGAGAATTAGAAGGTATCTTCTCTGATATAACGCAAGTTAGAACAGCTAATATGTCGGCCGATCAGTTTTTTAATAAAATATTAAACACAGGTACACGTAAATTTAAAAGACTGTATGATGTAGCACAAGATTTATACACAGCAGAAGACGATTTTTTTAGAGTATATAATTTTTTATCAGAGTTTTACAAATTAGATAATGCATTTAATGTTGCAATTAAAAAAGGTGTTAGAGATGTAACAGGTAAAGTTGTAACACAAGCTAGTAAACCAACAGATCTTGAGTTAATGAAAGAGGCAGCACAGATTGTAAGAGAAACTGTTCCTAATTATGCGTACGTATCTGATTTTGTAAAAAGTGTTAGACGTTCACCACTTGGAAGTTTTGCAGCTTTCCCTGCAGAAATATATAGAACAGGTGTAAACACAACTGCAAGAGCGTTAAAAGAAATTAAAGATCCTGTAAGAAAACAAATTGGTTATAATAGTTTAGTGGGTCAAGCAGCTACTTATACTGCAATACCTGTGATAGCTACAGAAGCATTTAGATACTTATATGGAATAACTAGAGAACAAGTTAGTGCTTTGAGAGAAGTATTACCTACGTGGTCAGAGGATAACACTATTTTACCTATATATGAAAATGGTAAGTATAAATATATAGATTTTAGTCACGGCTTTTTCTATGACACAATGATTCAACCTGTGCAAACGACACTAGCAACTGTGCAAAGAGATCCTAACGCACCGTTAGTTCCACAACTTTTGGATGGTATGATAAAAGCCACAGGAAAAGTATTTGAACCTTTCATATCAGAGTCTATTTGGACAGAAACAGTATCTGATATTTTTATTAGAAAAGGTAGAACAAAAGAGGGAAAACAGCTTTGGAATGAAAGAATGTCACCAGGTGATAAATTTGCAGCAGCCGTACAATATGCAGCTAAAGCATTGTCACCAGGATCTGCAGAACAGGTAAGACGATTATATAAAGCTGCAACAAATCAAACTTTAAAAGGTACAAAATACGAAATACCTGATGAGTTAATGGGACTATTTGGATTTAGGAAAGTGCCTGTTAATCTTGAAAAAACTCTTAACTTTAGAATACAAGAATTTAAAAGAGACGAACGAGCAGAGCGTAATTTAATATATAGAGGTACAAGAACGGGAGATCCTGTTAAAGATATAAATCAAATTATTAGACAATACGCAGAAGCTAATAAACAAAGGTTAGAAACTTACAATAAAATGCGTAGATTGTATGATGCTGTAAAAGTTTTAGGTTTAAGAGATAAAAAAATAGCAGAGGAGTTTGATGATCGAGGTGCAATAGATTTATATGGTTTTATAGAGAATAACAAATTTAAACCATTTTCTATAAGTGACAACGTAATTGCAGCATACGCAAAAGAATCTAAAGAAAAAAATATACCAAACCCATTGAATAACAAGGTATTGAGACAACTTAGCAAAATGGAAAACAAATTATATAAACAAAAATTAAATCAACCTTTTATATTAAATGTAGAGGATTATTTATTACCAGAGCCAGATACTAGTATGGTACCACCATTACCAGAGCAACCGCAACCAAATCCAGCAATAGTGCAAACACAACCTTCGGTAACTACAACGGGGTTGACACCAGCTGAACAAGCTTTATTATCAGAGGAGGAACGAATGATCGTTCTTAAAAACAGAGGATTAGTTTAATGGATCAAGATACTTCACAGCTATTAGAGGAAATTGCTGAGTTGCAAGGATTATCTAATTTAGAAAACCCAGAATTGCAAGGATTAGCTAGTTTAGCTCAAAGAAGTCCAATCGCTCAATTTGTAATAGACGTAGCCACAATGGCTGCGAGCGGAGGAATACCTGTTGGTGAGGCCATTAAAAGAGTGGGACTAGCAAACATACCTAGAGTTATAAGATCTGAAGTAAATAGAAAAAATTTACCTAAAGATTTAAGTAATGTGTATTTTTCTGATAACGTTAGATCTGGTGTTGGACAATTAGTAAATCCAGAAGATTTAGTTTCTGTAACGGATGAAAGAGGAGCGGATACAGGTTTTAGTGAATACTCTAGTCCTGGAGTAGCAGCATCTTATGAGGGATCATTCTAATGCCTAACGGAAAACCACCAAAGACAACTGGCGAACATTTAGTATCTCTTTACGGATACGTACAAGGTTTCAAAAGACAGATAGACCATTTGCATCAAGATTTAAGTAAACTAGAAAGAAAAACAGACACTGTAATTTATTGGATTGTTGGTGGCGCGTTTACAACTATACTTACACTTGTAGGTTTATTTAATTTATTTATGAATTAAATCCAAGACTTTAATTCTTCACCCATAATCTCTGTAGCAATATTAACTTTATTACGAAGTGATTTCACAATCTTATCATCAATAGTATCTTCAGCCATAATATCGATATATGTCATGGGTTTTTCTTGACCTATACGATCTATTCTAGCTTCTGACTGCATTCTTTTTTCGAGATCATAGCCATTAGAATAATATATCATTGTCGATGCACCTGTAAGCGTAATACCATAACCACCTGTTTGTGGTGTACCGATTATAAATCTAACTGGTGACTCGGGGTCTTGTATTTTTTTAATCGCTTTTTGTCTATCATCCGTGCTTGTGTCACCAAAGTATGTAACTATCGTATTTTCACCATATTTTTTTGATATGGCTTCTACAATTTTTTCTATATCATGTCTATAATGAGCCCATATTACAGCTTTGCCTTCTACTTCTTCTAATATGTCCATAAGTTGTATGATACGATTGTTTTTAAGATCCTGCACTGTGCCATCGTTTGATTTAAAATGACCACAAGTTATCTGATGTAATCTCATAAGTTGTGTAATAACAGTTGCAGATGTAACCATCTTACCATTTAAGAATGCAATAGCTTCCTGTTTCATCTGTTTATATACTTTCTTTTGTTCATCTGTAAGTTCTACAGTTCGTTTCATATATGTTTTTT